GGCTACAAGAGCAAAATCAATCGTTGCTTTATCGCAGTCAATTACAATGCCCCCTGCGCTAACAGCCTTATCTCCACCGATTAGAAGACCAAAATTAGATAGGTCTAATTCATAGAGAGTGCCTGCCGGAACAGCAGAACCACCATACGAAGTTTCATCAAGGAAAATGGTGACATCCGGAATTTTGTATTCATCTGAACCACGAACAACGATTGTTACATCGTCTGTGGTAGCGGTATCAATGGCTGTATTGACTCGCATTAAGAGAACAAGTTTTTCTGGATGTGGAAGTTTGAATCCAAGTTTCCCTTCGGTATCTGCGACAGCCGAGCCACCCAAATCGCTGGAAACAGTTGTGGTGGAATGTCGGAAGAACCCTGCCGTTTTGAGAGCATTGTAGTTCTCAATATCGGCAAAAGGATAACGGAACGGAATAACAAGGTCGTTATTTGCCGTTTGTGTTAAGAACACGATAGCGGGTGAAATGATTCCAGGTCTATTTACTGGAAGAATTGTTAACGGAATATTTTTTGTTGCCATATCATTTTTCCTCCTTAATTAAAATGAAGTCGGCGGATTAGAAGTCCCAGCATATCTAATCTTGACTTTGTATAATCTTGACGGATAAAGGTTGAAGAAATCGTAATATTCTACGGTTTGATAACCAGTTCCGCCCATAAGGACTTCGGTTGGCGAGATTTCGTAAGAAACAGTGTTCTTGTAAGGAACAACATATTGGATACCATCTTTGGTCTTCCAAATTCCCCATTCGGATTCAACGATGTGAGTCGAAGCATTGCGTGTGGTAATAGAAGCGACATTGTGTCTGCGAATGTCAACAGAATTTACAACACCAACAGAACCACTTCTGAACGCTTCATCGGCAGAAACGCTTGCGAGAACAAGTTTGGAATCGCGAAGAACACTTTCAAACTTTTCACTTACGAAGAATTTGAATTCGCTGGGTTCCATATTGTTATTAATAGCGAAAGCCTTGAGAATATCGAGCGCTTTCATAACATTGCCAGTGCCGAGTAGTCCATTAGCGTTAGTGCCTGCCACAGTCAATGCTGTAATTAGGTCGATTTCTTGACCACTTGGTAGCAGAGCGCACCATTGCGCTAATTCTTTTTCCGCTTCGACTGCCCATTTGTTAACGAGTTTTTTGCGAACTTCGCTGTCTTCTGCGGATAATCTTGACATTAGTTTACCGACTTCGGTTTGTCCCCAGTGGGCATAACGACCTTTGTCGATACTAACGCGTTTTGTTGAGGCTTTGACAAATTCGATTGAGGCTGGTTTTAACTCTGCCTCTTTGAGCGTTGTGAGATGAATTGATAAATCGTGATAAACCGGAATGTCGATTTCACGAGTTTCGAGATTAAATTCTCCTTCATAAGCATCATCACAACTTTGAACGAGAACTGTTTTTGGTAGCCACTCTTGATAAATCTTTGCAGATAGAGCGGGCAAACTGATTTGTGTATTTCCCATAAATTTATTTATGTCCTTTCAATTAATTTTTGTTATAGTAGGCAACCGAGCGATTTAACTTATCGTTAATTTTAGCAAGTTCTTGTCTTGACATAAAAGGAATTTTTTTAGCGAGGCGGTTCATATCTTCTTCAGAATAAATATCGTCTGGCACTTGTGTTCCTTTTTTAGCGCTACCTGAACTTGGTTTGTCAGCGTTTTTGTTATATAGTTCGGCAGTGTTTTGTCCACCAACGCGTTTTACGAATTCGCTATAACTTTCGAATAAATCTGTAAAACTTTTCTTGCCTAACAATTTACCACTCAAATATTCATTAAAATTTTCATCTTTTTGAAGTTTTTGAATATCAATTTCTGGATGTTTAATCTTGAAATCGCTAATTTGTTTGGCTAATTCAAGAACTTGATTTTCTTTCTGCTTATCGCTCTCGCTTTTTGCGCGCGCTTCGGCTTCAAGTTTTTTCTTGGCTTCTTCTTCGGCTTTTGCTTTCGCTTCGGCTTCGGCTTTTGCCAGTGCCTCTTGTTCTTGTTTGGCTTTGGCTTCTTTTTCGGCTTTTTCTTTCGCTTCCCTCTCGCGACGCTTTTGTGCTTCTTCGGCGTTTTTCTTTTTTAACGCCTCTTCTGCTTTTTGTTCATCTGTCATCTCTTCTCCGAGATTTTTCTGAACTTTGTCTTCGTCTTTAGGATTGAGTAGCGATTCGATGAAGGCTTTGTCGTCTTCGTCTTCTTTGTGATTTTCGTCAACGATGTCTTCAATCTTTTTGTCTTCTTCTAACATTTTTTTCCCCTTTTTGCGCTCGGCGAGCGAATGGATTTTTCCGCGTTCCCTGCGTTCACTATTATTGTAAATGTAAAAAATAAAATAGTCAATACCGTTTTTTTAGCACTAACTATTTATATTTCTAATAAAATTATTTTTCTGGTGGAATTATTTTTTTCGCAACTTCTTTATTTTTTTCGATTTTTTTACTTTCTATATTAGCGAGCATTTCTTTTAAGGCTTGATTTTCTCGGATAATATTATCTACCGTATTAATCTTTTTGGTATATTCTTCCATCGTCTTGTTATATTGTTGTGCCATTTGTTGCATAACTTGTTCGGCTTGTTGAAGTTTGGCTTCCATCTGTTTCATAATGGCAAGCGTTCCTTGTTGCAACTTATGTTTCAATTCAACACGATTTGGGAAATATCCATCAGGTATGAGGTCGATATAATCTGAAATATCAATTTGTCCGCTCTGCACAGATAAGCCAAGAATTTCGGTTAAAGTTGCTTCGCTTAATGCTTGAGAAGGAGATACTTGTAAATCAAACTGAACATCGTCTTTTTGATATTCTGTTCCATTAAATGAATTTTTACCAGTATAGTCACCAATTATTCTGTTGTCATCTTTACCGTGTTCGATTTCTACAAATGGTTCATTATCATAATAGAACTTTGCAAACATAAACATAATTTCAACTTGGTCGACTTTGAAATCATTAAACGCTTGCGCGAGGTCTGTTGCATTTTCTTTTGCGCGCTCCAACAACATTTGCGTTTGTTTTCCGCTTTGACCAGAATAATCTGATTGTCCGATGGCAACATTGGTTGTGCCTGTGACATTTCTTAATACTCCGAGCAAATTAATCGAATAATTTAGAGCGTCAGAAGGAATGTTGTTTGTAGGTATTTTTCCAAAGACATCGTTCCATCTTTCTCCGACTTGCATATCTAATCCGATTGTTTGTCCATTATCGGCAGTAATTTCTTGTTCACCAAGAACTCCGTTGCGATAAACATAACCACCAAGAACAGCGTCGTCTAATCCTTTATCATAAACAGAGAAATGCTTATTTACAGATTTTTGCGTTTCGATATATTCTAAAACGGCAGGTATTCCATAAAAGCAATTATCTCTTTCATCAAAAACTAAACTTGCAAATGGATACAATGTAAAAGCAACATCCGGATAGTTCTTTATTTCTTTACCGTCTTGGAGAGAAGTTGAATTAGGCTCTTCTTTCTTTTTTCCATTATATGTTGGATTTAAGAAAGTTTCTTTTTCCAATATTTCAGTATCTGTTGCTTTTATAAAGCACACTTCTCCATCTTCGTTTCGGAAAAATTTGGTATAAACTGTTACAAATTGTTTTTTGACATCCTCGTCATAAGGCTCTTTTTGCGTTCCCACTGTGTTTAGGTCTGCATCGGCGACAAGTTTGCCTTTTACTTTAGGAAACTGGGCTTCGAGCGCCTCGATTCTTTCACGAGTTGCAAACGCTACCCATTCTTGCTCTTGAATTTCAAGTATTGACGGGTCTGCTACGCGAAAATTTCTAATATCAATCGCTTCGGCTTTTAACCTTCCACCGCTCTTTGACATAATGCTTCTTGTATCTTTATCCCAATAGAAATATAAAATGCCAGTTCCTTTTTTGAAAACATCTTTTAGAATCTTTCTATCTTTGCGCTTCATCTTCATTTGATAGTGAAGACGCTTTAGAAACGCTTCGATTTTTCTTGTTGAAAGAGGACTATCGCTATCGACTAAAAAGGCATAGTTATTTCCTAAAATTCCGCTATGTTTTACTTGGGCGATTTGTTTGATGATATTTAGAACGATTTTTGGATACTCGGAAATATCAGCGTCCATATTCCATTGGCGACCTTCATAAAAATTAATGCTTCTTTCAATGTCCTTGAAAAGAGATAGTTGCGTAAGAAAACCGCTTGCGTTCTTAAACTGGTCGCTAATTGTTTGTGCGCTTTTATTTACTTCCGTGTTCTTCATATTCTACTCCGTATTCACCATTTAACCATTTTTTCTTGGCTGTATGGGCTTTTGCTTTTTTATCTTCTAAAACTTTTTTTAATTTGTCAGAAACATCTTTTTCGGAGGCTTGTGCTTTTGCCAACGCTTTTTTTGCTTCTTCGAGTTCGGCGCGTAAAACATCAACCTCCGCGCGAGAACTATTCAAATCTTTAATTAATTTTTCGTAAACATCATTTTTTAATATTTTAGGCATTGTTTTTATATATTCCTTTCCGCAATTTAGTTTTACTTTTACTCTTTTTATTGTAATCCAAAATAGTTGGAAATACAACAGATGACTTTTGTTTAACCATCGTTTTAGTAGAGTATGTTTGTTTTGCCTGAAAACTACTACACACATAACAAGCAATCGCCTGCGCCATAATGTTGTCGTCATTGTGTCCTGTCGCCGAGTTCATTATATTTTTGGCAGGGTCTTCAAGCAAAAAATATTCAGCCTCAAACCAAAACTCTTTATCTTTAATGGCATCTGGCGTTTCGGTCAGCGTTTTTTTAAGTGTGCTGATAATGGCGGTCTTTGAGCGATTTGTAGTATACCAGCCATACACGCCACGAGGAACTTTCGATATACTATCTGTATTTTCGCGCAAATATAGATTTTTATATCCCTTCGCCACGAGATAATCATAGACGGAATGTGAATAGTTAGTTTCACACGCCACAAGAGCATTGTTATATTTCTTACCAATTTGTATAACTATGTCGGCAAGATTTTCTTCGCTTATCGTTTGTTGTCTCCAAACGGCAACGCATTTCTTTTTGATGTTATGCCAAACCGCTATGACATTCCAGTTCTGACCAAGACCAGATGTGTCTATGCCAATGGTATAGTTCGCAACTCTTGTCGTCTGACCGACTATGATGTCATTATGAATGTTTACCCACTCCTGCTTTTCCTCATCAAAAACGATTTTATCTCCATATTCAATTTCTTCGAAAACTTCCGGTTGTTCAAAAACTAAAAGTGGCTCGGCGATGACGCCACTTAAATCCTCTCGCGTGGGCGCGCAAACATTATTATATCCTTCGCGTGTGAGGTCTCCGCCAAATACTCCCATACCGCTGGCAATAAAAGCAACTTCTGGACTTATCGGATATTCTTGGTCGAAAAACAACTCTCTACCTTCAAAGTCGTTGTCGATGGTATATCTTCGCCAATATATCTGCTCTTTGGTGAGGTCATATTTCAGCGCCAACTTTTTCTCATCTTCGGTCATCGTGAAGCCTTTTGGCGTTTTTAGGGCGTATTCTTCGGACAAATACCAGGGTAAAAATATGGGTGTGTAATCATTTTCGCCTCTAACCGACCTATCCCACTCGTCTTTGAAGCGGTTATATCCATTGGCAGTAGTCTCGTCAATGATAAAAGTTCCTGGCAGTTTTGGAACAGTGGCGTTCAATGACTTATCGAGAATACCGCCATTATCATCCCAGAAGGCTTTTTCCGATTTGTGCAAAAAGTTAATCGTTTCACCACGAAATAACTCGCCACCACCAGCCGTGCCAAAGAAGACGCGCGAACGAAGACCTTGTATCTCGCCAGCGTCGCCATCGAAAAAAATGCGCTCACTGTTAAACTTGCTCGTCATCGGCTTCAACTCTTTGGGCAAACTGTTATATATCATCCGCGCGCGGTCATATATACTACTCGCGCTTGTCTCTTTGTGCGCGACGACGGCGTATGAGGCGTTCTCGTGGCAACACGCCCACCACATTCCGAGAGCCACGCAAAAAGCAGTCGCCCCCTGTTGTCGAGATTTCAATATCCTTATCCGCACCGGCATTTTCAGCGCCATCCGACGCTCAACCTCATCCATCACTAATTTTTGTGCGGTGTTCAGTGTCATTCTTCCGAAAGTTCCGTCTTTTTTACCTATCATCACAAAAGTTTCGATAAATTTGCGTGGATTTTCAATATATGGCGCGAGCGCTTCGACGCTTTTTTCAAGTTCGCCAAGATTTAGAAAGACATTATCCGCCATCTTTGACCTCTGTTTTCGCCATATCTATCTCCACGACCTCGCCTTTTTTTGCGCTAATCTCGCGTATGACCTGTTCAATCGTAATAATCGCGCGTTTTTCTTCTTTCTGACGGAAGCGCGGGTCAATTTTTTCAAGGAGTCGAAAGGCTAAATTATGGTCTGGCGGAATCGGATTACCCTCTTTATCCGTCGCGCCATCAGTTCCA